AAAAGCCTTCGTCTTTGGTGATGCTAAGCAAATCCCGTTTATAAACAGAGTCATGAATTTTGATTATCCTAAGGAGTTAAGAACTTTAATAGTCGATAATGTAGAGCGTAGGTATGTCACCCATAGGTGTCCTAGAGATGTCACTAGTTTTCTTAATACTATTTACAAAGCCGCTGTCGCTACTACTAGTCCGGTTGTACATTCTGTGAAGGCAATTAAAGTGTCAGGGGCCGGTATTCTGAGGCCTGAGTTGACAAAGATCAAAGGAAAGATAATAACGTTTACTCAATCTGATAAGCAGTCCTTGATCAAGAGTGGGTATAATGATGTGAACACCGTGCATGAAATTCAGGGAGAAACCTTTGAGGAGACGGCAGTTGTGCGTGCCACCCCGACTCCAATAGGTTTGATTGCCCGTGATTCACCACATGTACTAGTGGCCTTAACTAGGCACACTAAGGCAATGGTGTACTATACTGTTGTGTTCGATGCAGTTACAAGTATAATAGCGGATGTGGAAAAGGTCGATCAGTCGATCTTGACCATGTTTGCTACCACTGTGCCTACCAAATAGCAATTAATGCAGAACTCACTGTATGTCCATCGTAATATTTTCCTCCCTGTTAGTAAAACGGGGTTTTATACGGACATGCAGGAGTTCTATGACAGATGCCTTCCCGGGAATTCCTTCGTGCTGAATGATTTCGATGCCGTAACCATGCGGTTGAGGGACAACGAATTTAACTTACAACCTTGTAGGCTAACCTTAAGTAATTTAGATCCGGTACCCGCCTTGATTAAGAGTGAAGCGCAGAATTTTCTGATCCCCGTTTTGCGTACGGCCTGTGAAAGGCCGCGCATTCCAGGTCTTCTTGAAAATCTTGTAGCTATGATAAAGAGGAATATGAATACTCCTGATCTAGCTGGGACCGTGGATATAACTAATATGTCGATTTCTATAGTAGATAACTTCTTTTCTTCTTTTGTTAGGGATGAGGTTTTGCTTGATCACTTAGATTGTGTTAGGGCTAGTTCCATTCAAAGTTTTTCTGATTGGTTTTCGTGTCAGCCAACCTCGGCGGTTGGCCAGTTAGCTAATTTCAATTTCATAGATTTGCCTGCCTTTGATACTTATATGCATATGATTAAGAGGCAACCCAAG